ACTGTTAGTTTTAGAAAAAAAACACCCATGGCTTTCAGAAGAACATAAACAAACTACAAAAAATAAAAACAAACTTCTCGCTGCAAGGGAAAAACATCCCTCACAGATAAAAGTAAAAGAAGGTAAACACCACTTTCAAACAGCCCTCAAAGAAGGTAGACATCCCACTCAATGGAATCTAACTTGTCCACACTGCGAAAAAACAGGTAGGGGGCAAGTGATGAAAAGATGGCATTTTGATAGGTGTAAGTTAGCCACCCATTGAAAACTTCAAGAAGTCTATGGCTGACTTGATTATATAGCCTCTGGTTTGAAACGACTTGATGATGGACTCTAGAAATTCGATCTTCTCTTGCTGCATACCAATTTTCAGCGAAAGATCGATGATGTCTTGGTCGCCTTCCATGTATAGAGGAATATCAGCTTTCAGGATCAACCCTCGCGCGGGCATGCGCCAGCCTTTTTGTTTTGTTTCTTCGGTTGGACCCTGAGTGTAGAACTCGTGTTTCTCGAGTTTCAACTTCTTCATATCAGATTCGAGTTTTCTAAGGATCACTTTTTCGCCGACGTAGATAGAATAGTACTTGTGATGGAGCTTGGGAATCTTTAGGCTCTCATCAGCAAGTTCTGTTCTATCAATAACGCTGTCTTTTTCCCAAGAAGCAAAAACGTCTTCAAACTTCATCATCACACCTTGCTATATCAAAGCTTTATATTACTATAGAAGGTGACAAAAGTCAAGCAATTACTTTAGAAATTTCGTATTTTGTGTACTTGAAAGATGCCGAAGCTTCTACGTAAGCAACGTCTTCATTTGTTGTATTCATTTCGAACCCTGATAACCCGGTCGGGAAACAATCTTCAAAAACAATTTCGTAGTTGGGTCTTTTGGCGCTCGACAGAATAGTCAACGAAATTTCAGAAGTTGTAGATTCGCCTGTTATTTTTGATTTTGCAACCAAATTTGCATACGCGCTGTAAGATTGTTGACCAACCGCTCTTATCCAGTTATCGATTTCGAGATAGTTTTGCATATCTTCATCAACTCTGAATGTGATAGAAAGATCTCCGAACTCCAAGTGATCGCCAAACTGAGGAATGCGAATCAAAGGAGTTGGAATGTTAAATGCCGGCAATGTAAGCTCTGGCAGTGTAACTTTCTGTACGAAAAAATTGATAGTTGGCGCTCTCTTCATAATGAACTTGAAATTGAGAGGACTCAAAAAATTCTTGTTTGTAGGTGTATTATCAACTGCTGACATATGGTTTACCTATTCTGAATGTTTCAATAGTTTCCATTCGTTATCACCTACTTTCCGGTGAATCTCGTGGTTTAGAATCTTACCTTGTTTTGTTATAGCTACAGTCATAGTATGTTTTTGAGCAGCGTTTGCCATTACAACATTTCTGACGGAAGATTTAGGATCGTCACGTTTGTGAGGTCTGACATAAATTTTGTGCTCGTGACTGTCAACATATGTTTTGTAATCGGGATGACTCGCAATAGATTTCATCTGACGTTTGTTAAAAATTTCACCAGGTGAAGAATAAGATTCGTTGATAAACTGTTTGAATGAAAGCATTGTCAATTCCCTTTCAAATATTTATATAAAAAAAGGGGAGCCGAAGCTCCCCTTTCTAGTCTGCGGCTTGAAACCGTCTTGTTTATCCCCACCTTCAGTTGAGTGAGGTATAGTGAATTACATCAGGTTATTTACGATAACGCGACGATAGTAGAGGTTGCTGTTGAATGTCAGAGCGCCTGAACCAACTGTTAGACCCTGAGCGAATGGATTTGCTACCATGCCATAACGAGTCTTGAAGCCGATCTTTGGCTGGAAGGTTGACTGGTCAACAGCGCGAACCATCTGCAGAGGAACGTATGGGCAGTAGAACAGACCAGCGTCGAAAGCAGAAGAACCCTTATAACCGATCGTGATATAGTTGCCACCGATTGCATATGGATCGATGTAAACCTTTAGACGACCATTAAGAACACCAGCAAAAGTATTGCCTGTGTCATCAACGTTGAGGTTGTTTGAGTTGAGGGCAGGAGCGTAGTCAAGAACACCAGCCATCTGTAGAGCCGAAGCAACGTCGGACGAGCAGATAACGATGTTACCCTTACCACGACGAGTTGTACGAGCGATAGCATTAGCTTCACGTTCCAGCTGGAACATTAGACCCTTGAACTTTTCAACTGACCAACGACCGTTTGAGTCGGTGTCGAGGTCGAAAATACCAGCAGTTGTAGTATTGTCCTGAGCGCCAGTTACAGCAGTGATATTGATCGTACGAACAACTTCACGGTTGATTTCGGCAAGGATTTCAGCTGAAAGGATGTTAGCAAGTTCTGTTTCAGCATCAAGACCATGGATAGCCTTCAGATCCTGAGCCAGTTCCATTGTGTACTCAGCCTTCAGGGCACGTGACTTCGCAGTAACAGTTACCTTCTCGATTGAGAAGCCCATCTGAGCGAATGCAGTGTTACCGTCAGTTCCAAGTACTTCAGCCTGAGCTGTTGACATACCTGTGCCGGTGTTATATCCGTTAACAGCTGACATGATTGAAGTATTCGTGTCACCTGGGATTGTACCAACAAACTTCTGACCGAACGAGTTAGCACCAGATGTTACAGATGTGAATGTTGAGTCGACTTCGTTGTAGAAAGTTTCGCCACCAGCTCTTGTGTTACCAATTGCAGATGTGTTACCAAGAGCAGCGGAGTTGCCGTACTTCGAACGCATAGCAAAGATCAAGCCTGTTGGACCTGTCATTGGCTGAGTACCAGCAATGTCATATGCAATCAGGTTTGGCATCGCACGACGAACCAGTGAGATAAGTACTGGGTCGAATGTGTCGATTGGACCAGCGCCAGCAGTTGAGCTAGATGCGCCCATGCCGTTATATGCACCAGTTGACGCTGTTTCAGTAAGAGTTTGATATTGACCGTGAATGGCGGATTCGCGAAGAGCGCGCTCTGTGTTTTCTAGAACAACTGCAGTTACCGAACGACGATGAGCGTCGCGAATTGATGGCAGTTCTGAGTGCTCTAGAATAGGAGCCCACTTCTTTTGGATTTCTTCCTGTAGAAACATTTTAGTTATTCCCTTTCTTTAGGTTTTTTTTATTTATAAAAAATTATTTCTTGACGGTTCTTGAGATTGCTTGTACGTACTTGTTAACCTGAGGATCAACAGATACGATCTTCTCGCCGATTTCGCCTTCGAACGTTTCTTCTTCGATATTCGAAGACTGAGGCTTCGTTGCTGGGAAATAGTTTTCCTTTACAACCGAAAGTTTCTTCTTGTAAACATCGAGGTCGCCGTCAAAGCTGACTCCCTCGGCGAGTGAAAGAAACTTTTCGGACTGAGTTAGAGTGAGACCTTCCGCGATTTCATCGACAGTTTCCTGTCTCGCCGATTCCAGAATAGCAACTTTTAGCTCAGCATTTTCATTGATTGTCTCGTCTAGAGCAGCTTCTAGTCTTTCAACCTTAGCAGCTAGTTCTTCAACAACATTGATCTTTTCTTCTGGCATATCGATATAATGCTCAGCGAAAAGGTTCTTTAGACCACCAATGAATTCTTCCATGATTTCGTTGCGCAGTGCCGATTCAATCGCCACTTCGTTTTCTTGCATCCAGTTTTCAACAACGTAATCAAGGTATGTGTTTAGGTTATTTTCGACACCTTCAACGATAGAAGTAACTTCTTCTTCTAAGCGAGTTTCGTACTCTTCCTCAAGGCGCGTAATTTCAATCACAGCACGCGCATTAACTGCAGCTTCGAATAAAGTTGAAGCTTTATCTTTAAACTCTTCTGAAAGATCTTCACCATCAAACATTTCTTCAACGTCTTCTTTAACGTCAATTTTTGGCATAGCGTCACGAGTCTTCGGACCCTTACCAGTCTTCATATCGATACTTGATGCGTTAGAGTCAGCCGAAGCGCCAGCTGGTAGCGAGCTTGCTTCCTTACCGATAAGAGCCATGGCTTGTGTATACCACTTTGTCAAATCGTCCTTACGCATAGAATGCATTGCGCCGATTACTGAAGTAATAGCTTCAATCTTCGACTTTGGATCTGAACCCACTGAACGAGATCCTGCCTTCAGAGTTTCTGAGGCAATTGATTCGTCTAGCTCATACATTTCTTGTTCTTCTGCAGAAAGAGCATCGTATTCTTCTTTGTTAAGTCTATTAGCTCTTTGTAAACCAGCTTCACGTTTTCTAAAAATCTTAAAATGATCATCCACCTTTTTTTCATCGCGTGGATTACCTGTTTCATCATGTCTTTCCATGCTTTTTATGGCTTTATCAAAATGCTTATTACCACTTTTAATAGCCTTCTTTCTGTAGGAAGCAACAGTAGTTGGTGAAAGCTCATCGAGCTGTTCGATATTTTCTTCAGACATTAAAGGTCTCCCTTCCAATTTGTTTAGTTTATTTATAATAGCTTCGTTTTTGACGAGAGAGACTTTAGGAAGCTCTCATAGATATCGAACTTACCTTGCTCGATCTCATCCATACGCATTTTCTTCATTTCTTTACGCATTTCGTGTAGTTTCTCTTGATACCAAGATTCTGTAGAAGCATCATACACCCACTCAGCACCTTCCATAATACCCTTGACAAAAGCATTAGGAGCAGAAGGATCAGCTACAATATCGGCAGCCGTGGCAAGATGGAAATCATCCTGCACTTCCATGATGCCTTGTTTGTTTGGCTTCAGAGAACCAAGACCGCGAGAAGAAACTCCGAGATTTGCACCAGAATTCAACAGACCCTTAGCAATATTACCCATTGGTGTATCTGTAAGTCTAGCCTTACCAATGAAGTTTGAACCATCGCGCTTTAGTTCTGTAATCATATGAGAAACACGATCAAGATTGATCTGAGGACCAGCTGGGTGACCGAGCTCACCATAAGCTCTATTCTGACTGATATTATTCTCGATGTATTTATTGACTGCAGCTTCTAGAACAGGCAGGCTGTAAATACGACCATTGCGGTTTGGAGTGTCAGCCTGCATGAAGATACCATGGATGTAATGATCTTTTGAACCATCTTCCTTAGCTTCATAGAGGTATTCGACCTCTTCGGTTAGTTCTGTAATAAGTTTCATTTTAGCCTCTATACGCCGAAGATGTAGCGAATACGGCGACGTTAGCAGCAATGGTGTCGGTTGGAGTTTTTGCGACCCAAATATACTGATTTGCTGGTAAAGTGAATGTACCGATTGTTCCGCCGCTATTAGCAACCGTGATTACGGCAGCTGCTGTTGTGCTGATAAAAACAATTTGAGAGCCGTTGATTGTATTAGCTGTAGTCAGGGATATCTGACTTGCTGTTGGCTTTATGATATTCATACGTTTCTTCCTGTATTTACGTCAACCGAGTAATTTGGAAATGTGTTTCTTGGTGAGCCGGTCATATCAACGCCACCGACGTAAGGTGCCGTTTGTTCGTTTTCTTTATCTTTTGAATGATCACCGTAGACCATATAATCATGAACTGCATTTACGTGATCTTTAGCAACTGCGATCTTTGCTTGTACCCATGGTTCGATAATCTGTTCGTCGCCAAGCTTCATAGCAAGATGAAGTGCTTTATTTGCAAGAGCGCGCAGCTGCGTCTTTGCCATTTCAGCGGACTCATCGTCATCCGAACCACCAAGTAGAGGAACTGCTAGATCTTCCTTTAATGATGCTTGATGTCGTCTGATTACATTATTAGCTACGTGCGCAGGTGTTGTATCATCGAGATCTGACGTTTTACTACCAGGTAGACTTGCACTGTATTTTGTGATGTCTTTACGACTTGCGACTACGCGAGAACCAGGCGTTTTTTTATCTTTATATGCCGAATAAGGGTGGATAGAAGTTAACTTTTCACCTTTATAATGAAGATCGTATGTCGGTTTGCCGTCAGGATGCGCGCTGGTTGATTTCTTACCCGTTTTGACCAGTTTGTAGTCTGGATGCAAATCTGTTGCTTCGACGATTTCGGTGGAGCCAACTCCGTGTAGAGCTCCCGAATTAAAACCCTCGTTAGTCTTCTTTGACTTTTCTGGGTGCATGCTGTAATAAGCGCCGAGAGCCATACGCTGACGTTCTTCGCCTGACTTACCAGCGAACTTCGGATCCTTTGACTTGCGGAAGTCCTTGATGATTTCACCAGCCGAAGTCTTCTTTGTTAGAACTTCTTTCAGAGTCTTTTTTGGTGTAGAGCAATCAGCCATTTCGTGGACTGGGCAAGAAACACCTTCTTCAGTCATATTGCACTTCGCAGCTTCATTTACACTTTTATCTTCTGGCTTTTTATAACCGTGTTTTGGATCATCAACTTGAGAATGTTTG